GCTGGTAACTATTTTCTGGCTTATTGTTGGTACAACTGTACCTCCCTCGATTCAATGCCAGCGGGCTTCAATTTACCGACAGGTATTACTGCCGCTGGTGACTATTTTCTGTACTATTGTTGGTACAACTGTACCTCCCTCGCTTCAATGCCAGCGGGATTCAATTTACCAACAGGCATTACATCTGCTGGTAGCAACTTTCTGGATTCTTGTTGGTACAATTGTACTTCCTTGACGACTGGTACTCTTGGTATATATTTCAAGTATGCGGCTTCAAATGCTTTTGGTGGAACATGCCCCGTCACGCCTGACAGCCCTGCCGATGACGAAACTGTGTATGTCAAGGAGGGAACGGGCAGTCAAGTCATAACGGTATCCAGCATTCCATCCGGCGAAGCATTTGGAGTTCCTGCTCTCGTTTGCGATCAAATAATAGAGCTGAATGGAATTGCAAGTGAAGAAGCGTTCGGTCTTGTTAAGATTGATCTGTCAATTGCGATGGGATCAATAGCTTCTCAGGAGTCATGGGGAGTTCCAATTGTCTCTCGCGGACCCGTGTACATCCAAGCAAATAGCATTGGGAGTTCAGAGGCGTTCGGTCTCCCGACCATCCTGCCTGGATTTGTTTCTATTTCGGCCATCTCTATTCCCAGCGGTGAGGCTTTCGGGCTCTTGTCAATTGGACTGGGAATCAATCCATCTTCAATTGCGAGTGGTGAATCTTTTGGTGATCCTACTCTCGTTGTGGGAACTGTCTCAATTTCACCGAACTCAATTGATTCGGGTGAGACCTTTGGAACTCCTACTGTTGTCTTGGCTGGAAGTGTAAATGTATCTCCAGTTGGAATCGCGAGTGAAGAATCATTCGGTCTGGTCGTGGTCGTTCGTGGGACAGTGGAAATATTTGCAAATAGTATTCCTTCTGTTGAGTCTTGGGGAACACCGGCGATAGTTCCCGAGACTGCTTATGTCAATCCCAATGGGATTGAATCTGGTGAAGCTTTCGGCTCGCCATCTGTCTCGATCGGTTATGTAGATATTGCTCCAAATGGGATATCCAGCGCGGAAGGATTTGGCATTCCTTACGTGACTGTTTCTGGTGTTCAGATTTCTCCGTTCTCAATAACTTCTTCGGAAGCTCTTGGAACACTTTCTATAATCCCAGGCGGAGTGGTAATAACTCTTCAAGGAATCGAGAGTGGAGAGTCCTTTGGGATTCCTGCTGTTCTACCTGGGACGGTCTACATCACACCGGATGGAATTGCGTCTGCGGAGACGTTCGGTTCTGTCAATATAGGTCTGTCAATTCGTGTCGATGCAATATCAAGTGAAGACGGATTTGGCAGTCCTACTATTTCTGTTGGGAATGTAAATGTCATTCCTAATGGGACAGCTTCTGGTGAAGTATTTGGAAGTCCCATTGTACGGCATGTATTGATAATTGAAATGGATGGAGTCGGAATTGCATCATCTGAAGGATTTGGAACTCCAACCGTTTCTTCTATTCTTCGGAATGCTTTCCAGACGCTTATGGAAAGTGATCTTGAGAATGGGTTCTTCAATCTCAATGAGTTCGCAGAAATTGTGGTATACATCCACAAGGATGGGACAACAATACAACTCCCTGCAATATTCGATCATGAGACGCAATTGATAGACCCAGATACAGGAGCAGAAGTTCTCTCACGTCAGCCGACGATCCAGGCACAGACTTCTGATTTCTCAATACTCCCTGACAGAGGGGATAAGATAATTATTCGTGGAGTCAGATATCAAGTAATCTCGTATGAGCCAGACGGGACAGGAGTCGCGTCGTTCCGCTTGCATCATGAAAGGACTGTATAATGGCGCAAGTCGTGAACATACAGAACATCCAGCCTCATGCGAGAATCGTTATTCGTAATGCCGTCAAGGAATTATTGAAAGACAATACCGATCTTGGAGGCAGAGTTTTCTGTTCACGTCCGAAAGCTGTATTCTTGAATGAGCTTCCGTGCGGTCTCATTTATTTTACTGACGAGGAAGCGGATCATCAGAACGTAGTTCCAAGAAACTATAAGAGGACAATGACTCTTATCACAGAAGTTGTGCATCGACTCGAAACGGAGCGCGATAATGCTCTTGATGATTTTCTTGACTCACGAGCTTTTGAGATAGAGCAGGCAATGTTCCACGATCGCTATCTTGGTTTGAGTGGACTTGTTGAAGATTGCGTTTTATCAAGGACGGAGATTTTGAATATTGAAGTCAGTGGTGATATGGATATCGCTTCTCTTCGTATATTCTGGTCTATCGTTTATAGAACGGATGCGTTCAATAATGGCGAGCTTGCGGAGTTCTTACGGTTCATCACCGATTACAATACGGTGGACAATGCGGATGCTCGCGATGAAGTTACGATTCGCAACTCATAAATGGGAGGCTTCATGGATCAAGTTTACATTAAACCGAACGAGGGCAGGACCGTTCGATTGGAATCAGGTATGCTCCTGCCAATGGATGGTATGGAGGTCGCTCGCACGATTTACATCGAACGGAGAATTTTATCCGGGGATGCTGTCGTGGTCAAGATGCCTTCTGTAGAAACAACGAAAGAATCAAATCCAAAACCTAAAGACAGGAGGTAGATATGTCCATTTCCAACGATCTGCGGGTCCCGTTCTTGTATGTAGAGTTCGACTCCAGTCGATCTTTTCAGGGACCGAGCTTGCTGAAATACAAGGCTCTTCTTGTCGGACAGAGATTGTCCGGGGGAACTCGTGCTGAGCTTGCGATTGACAAGGTGACGAGCTACGATCAGGCGATAAAACTCTACGGAGCCGGTTCACAGCTCGCACGGATGTTTAAGTCATTTTTTGCGAACAACCGTATCAGTGATGTTTATGGATGCAGTCTCGACGATGCGGGAGCAGGAGTCGCGGCGACAGGCTCATTCGTCATTGGTGGAACAGCGACAGCGGCCGGAGTATTCGTTGCGTATCTTGGCGGTGAACGGGTTCCTATCGCGGTGACTTCTGGCATGACCGCGAATGAAATTGGAGCTGCTCTGGAAGCTGCGATTGGCGCAGACACCGGACGTCAAGTTACTTCGGAGAATGTTGCCGGAACCGTGACGATCACCGCAAAGAACAAGGGCGAGGCTGGAAACGATTTTGATCTGCGTCTCAATTACTATGCCGGAGAGGAACTCCCGGACGGTATCACCTGCTCTGTCAGCGCGATGTCCGGTGGAGCAACAAATCCGTCCTTGTCAAGCGTGATTGCAATCCTTGGTGACGAGTGGTACAATGTGATCTGCGCTCCGTATTACGATGACACAAACCTGTTGGCAATCGAGACAGAGCTTGCTGATCGGTTCGGTCCCATGCGGATGATTGACGGACAGTATATCACGAGTCGTCGTGGTTCCGTCGGCACTCTCACTTCGTGGGGAGGTGGACGAAATTCGCAGTTCGTGGAATGTATGCACTCGCAAGGGATCCCCGGTTATTCTCCGGAGTTCGCAGCAGCTCTGGCCGGACAGGTATCCAAGGAAGCGCAAGCGGATCCCGCTCGGCCGTTTCAAACGCTGGAACTTGTTGGAATACTTCCTCCAGCGATTACGGCTCGCTTCACTCTGGCCGAAAACAATTCCCTGCTCTACGATGGTATCTCAACGTTCTATGTTGACAATGGTGGGAAGGTTCGAATCCAGCGTCTGATCACCATGTATCAAACGAACGCTCTGGGAGCCCAGGATATTGCGTATCTGGATGCGAACACGATGTTCACTCTCATGTATCTGAGATACGATTTCCGCAATCAGATACTGACAAGATATTCGAGAGCGAAGCTTGCAGATGATGGAGTTCAGGTCGGCCCCGGTCAGCAGGTCATGACTCCCAAGCTTGGGAAGAGCGAAGCGATCAATATCTTTCGTGGATGGGAACAACTCGGTCTTGTTGAGAACATCGATCAGTTCAAGCGTGATCTGGTTTGCGTTCGGTCAATCACGGATCCGAATCGGTTGGAGTGGATACTCCCGCCTGATCTTATCAATCAGTTTAGAGTCGGCGCGGCGACAATGCAGTTCTTGCTTGAGAGCCCGAGCTGAAGGTAATTGACAATTAACCAAACGGAGGTTTTCTATGTCTCATTTGATTGCCGGACTTCTCGAGTTGAAGGTGGATGGGGAGATTCAAAATGCGAAAGGGAATTTCACCTACAATCTCGGGAAGCTGAAGCGCGAAGCGATCGTCGGACAGGATCGCGTCCACGGTTACAAGGGGATGCCACAAGTTCCCTTCATCGAGGGCGAAATCACCGACCGGTCGGATCTCAATGTGGAATCGTTGCTTGACACGGATGATGCAACCATCACTCTCAGTCTTGCGAATGGTAAGATCATTAGTCTCAAGAAAGCATGGTATGCCGCCGATGGGGACATTGGAACAGAGGAGGCGAATATCCAGGTACGGTTCGAGGGAATGTCTGCCGAAGAAGTTCGGTAAGACTTGTCAAATAACAATATCTCCAAGGAGAGAAAATGGCTAAACAAATAGAGGCCAACCAGAACCAGGAAGAGAGTGCAGAGGAGAGGAAAGTATATGATCTCCCGCACACGATAGATCTCACGACCCCTGTCAAATGGGGCGAAGAGACCAGAACGACTCTTGTCGTAAATCGGCGGATGAAAGCAAAAGATTTCAAAGGGATTGCAGCAAGTGATATTCGTTTTGATGACATGATGAAACTGATATCCCGCGTGACCGGAGAACCTATTGCGTTCATCGAAGAGCTTGACGCATCGGATTTATTTCAAGCGTCGCAGGTGGTTCAGTCTTTTTTGCCGAGTGGCCTGGCGACTGGCGAGAGTCGTTAGGTCTGTTTGCTTATCTGTTCAAGTTTCCACCGTCCGAGCTTTATGATTTTGACGGAGAGGATATAAGTTTTTGGAAACAAGAAGCAGATATGATTATTCGTAGTTTGGAATCTTCGAGCAAAAGAGGTCGTTGACAATGGCAATACAACCGATTAGAATTGTTATCCAAGGGATTGACCAATTCTCGAGTACGATCTCTCAATCTCAGAAAAAGATTGAGAAGTTTGGAAAGGGAATGGCAAGCGCAGGGAAGAAGCTCACCGTTGGATTGACTCTACCTATCGCTGCTATCGGTGTGACCTCTCTCAAAGCGGCAAACGATTTTAATGCGGGAATGGCGAACGTCGGTACGTTGATTCCAGGTAATACTGCGCGAGTGCAAGAGCTGTCAAAATCTGTTCAGCAATTGGCGATTGACAATGCGAAGTCTACCAGTGATGTCACAGCGGGATTATATCAGACTATCTCAGCCTTCGGGGATTCCGCAGAAACTGTAGATCGATTGTCAATCGCCTTGCGAGCAGCTCGGTCCGGTGGAGCAGACACACAGAGTACTCTTTCCATGCTATCTGGAGTTACGAAGGCGTTCGGCGACACGTCTGCAAATGCCATGCAGAGAGTCGCAGACCTCGCGTTCAAGACTGTAGAACTTGGCGAAACATCTTTCCCAGAGCTTGCACGTGAGATGGGGAAAGTAAATTCAATTGCTTCTGTTCTTGGTGTTACACAGGAAGAGATGTTCGCGACAATGGCGGCAGGAACTGGACCGTTGGGGAACACCTCTGATGTCGCGACCAAGTTAAAAGGTGCTTTGATTAGTATTGCGAAGCCGTCAAAAGATATGCAGAAGGCAATAGAGAAATTGGGCTTTGCGACTGGAGCCGAGCTTATACAACAAAAGGGATTTCAAGGAGCATTGCAATCTCTTTCTGCCGTTGCAGATAAACACGGTGTCGCATTGACAAGACTCTTTAGAAGCGCCGAGGGTTTGCAAATCGCGTATTCATTGACAGGAGCACAAGCGACAGATTTCGCGACGAAACTTGAGAGGATAACAAATGCCGCTGGAAGTACGGATAAGGCATTTGACGAAATCGCAAAGGGAGTGAACTCTGCGGGGTTTAGTTTCGAGCAGTTCAAAACGATGTTGGAAG